TGACTTACTGTAACAGTCATCGTCGAATTTATAGCAGCGATCGCATTCTCATAATTTTGATTTTTAGCTTCTTGGGCTTTAAACTTATCCCAAAGGATCATAGATGTTGAAAATAATAAAACTATTAATACTAGATTTATTATGTGAATGTACTTATTTATTTTATCTAACATAATTTATATTTTAAATTGTTTATTGTATTTATAATTAAGAAGCTTTAGAAAGTTTATAATTATTTGTATTAATATAATATTACTATTATGTGTCCCATTTTCGCATTAAACTATTTTGTGAGTATTGTATATAAATGATTCAAGCAAAACAAATAGAAATGATAGTAAACAAATTATTTTGGCAAAAATATAGGCCTAAAAATTTAGAAGCATTAATTATTCTTCCGAGAATAAAACAACAACTTTATGACGAAAATGAAAATTTAATAATCAACAATCACCTACTTTTTACAGGCGGTCCAGGAGAAGGCAAAGGATGTCTAGCAGAGATTATTATACCTAAAGGTTCGTTGGTCATAAATGCTTCATATAATTCTTCAGTAGAAGATCTTAAAGAAGAGGTAAATAATTATTGTAGGATGGTAGGAAATAGTGTCTTCGACGAAGATTATGATCCTCAAGCAGAACAAAAATTCAAATTCGTTTATTTGAACGAGTTCGATGGAGTTTCTAGACAATATCAGGAAGCATTAAGAGGATTCATGGAAGATAATTCTAGTCGTGTTAGATTTATAGCCACTTGCAATAATGTATCTAAACTGAGCGATCCTGTACGTTCTAGATTTACTGAGATATGTTTTGATCCAGCAAATTCTAAAGAAAAAGAATGGCTGTCAGATCAATATTTAGAAAGAGCTCAATTAATAGCAGAAAAGAATAAGATAGAAATATCAGAACACGAGTTGAAATCTTTGGTATCTATCAATTTTCCTGACCTAAGAGCGGTTATGAACTCGCTTCAGCAACTGACTATGAGAAAAGGTCCTCAGAATATCAGCGATGTTGTGAAATCTCTTAACTTAGATTTTTTCAATTTGATATTCGATAAGCAAGCTCCAGAAATTACATACGAATGGGTGATGTCCAATTATGGAGACAAAGTAGAACCTTTGTTAAAATTGTGTGGAAGGTATTTATCTGAGTATATTATACAGAATAAACCAGAGAAAATAGGAAAAATTCCTAAAATAATGACAATAGTTTGCAATTATTCAAATCAACTGCCTACGACGATAGATCCATTAGTATTGGCATTGGCCTGTATTTATGAAATTCAAGAAGCAATTAATCAAAAATAATATATAAAGACATGGAAATAATCGATCAAGAATATAAGAGCATGATAGAAGCTCAAATAAATGAAGTCATAGGAGGATTAAATTTTAATGATCCTAATTCTATTGATTTTGATAAAGTTAAAAATCAAATAAAAGAAATTTGTGGAGGTTTTATTCCTTCTGTGATGCCTAAATGGGCTAAAGAACAGACAGCTAACGAAAATTTAAAACTTGATGGCTCTAATAAAATTACAGAAAAAATTACAGAGCTTACAATCACTTACTTGGTATCTAATGGAGTAGACGGAAATAATATTCCTATCATGATTCCAGTACCTTTAAAATACATGATTTAAAATGGATGGGCAGTGGATAAACATTGAAGAACAATTTCCTAAAATTAATGAAAGAGTTATTGTTGTAATTAATACCGATTGTAAATATGTAAGAACTGCATTTTATGAAGGAATTACTTATGGCACTAATGAACATAGCTGGTGCGAATTTTTTGATGGATATGAAGTAGGTAATGAGGATGAAGTTCATACTACTGAATACATAGAAGTATACAACAGATGGTATAACAAAGAAATTACACAATGGATGCCTTTGCCAGAAACTAAATAATAAAATAAAAATAAATGGAAACACAATTAGAAGTATTAACACCTGGTGAGCGTGCGGCTTATGCTCAAGGCAAAGACATCATCACAAACGAGCAAATGGCAGTATGTTATGTCTGTGCTAAGAACAGATTATTAGACAAAGATACAACTTTCAAAGGGATAGGAAACGATATAGCCTTAGAAGCAGGAATGAATCAAGAAACATTCAGAAGAACATGCAACAAGTTCGAATTAATATTGTCAGATCGACATGATGATCCTGAATATATCAAAGGAGAAGTTATTTATGCTAAAATTTTGAAAGCACATGAAAAATATTCTGAAATGTCTAACCAAGAATTGATGGATCTAGCATACGGTTCATTTACTGAAGAAAACAGAATGTTAGGGCGAGAGTTAAAAGATTTAGCGGATGCTAGGACTAAAAAATATTCTGCTGCTAAGAAGATCGAAGATGGGCAATTGAAATTCAAGCTGATGGATTTATATAATGCGTTTAAGAAAGCAGGATACGATGGAATCGATGCTAAGGCTAAAGCAATAAAGAAATTAGCAACCGAAACCGGAAAAGATCCTATAGAATTCACTAAAATTTGGAACTTAATACACAAATAGTAATATAACAATAAATATGTGGGGACCAGAAACAGAACTAGAAAAATCACTTGCTGAAGAAAATATGCGCCTTTATAAAGAGCGTTCGTTAGAATCTAAGTTATTTTCATATATCGAAAAATTAGTTAAAGAAGTACCTAATGATATGGAGCTAGGACGCAAAGTACGTGAACTTATATTAAATTCTAAAATATAATGGTTTATGATAATTGTACATATTGTGAAGCTCCTTTAATTATTTGGAATGAAAGATGGAATGGAAAATGTAAATGTCCTAGCTGTCAAAATATAATTGAAGTTAATATTGATTTTTATTCTAGTGATGACCCTATTGATGAAGAATTCGGCATTATTACTTTAAAAAGTTTAAAAAGGAAAGATCAAGAATATTTTCCAGAATTCCAATGCCAATTAGACACAGAAGCAACTAGAAGGTTATTTTTCGGATAATGTTGATTTAAAAAACCAATAATGCCCATAAGCATAATTCTTTTTATTTAATAATAAAAATTATAAATACATAATTACCATGATAAATTTAGTTTGGGACGGCAATTATATTCTCATTAAGAACATAATGACTTTGATAAAAAATAATTGCTTATATGGAGATTTTCACAAGGCTCTTACTATGAATATACATAAGTATATTACAATGTTCCCTAGAGCTAAGGTATGGATTGTGTTCGATTCAAGGAAAAAATCTTGGCGAAAACAAGTCATAACTCAATATAAAGAAAATAGAGTAAAAGATCCAACCATTAATTGGGAATGGATATTCAACGAATTAGATGTGTGGAAGACAGCGGTCAGAGAAAATGAGAATTGGATCATCCTTCAAGGCGACGAAGTAGAAGGTGACGATTGGATTATGTCTGTTGTTAAATCTAACAACAAGAAAAAAGAATCTAATGTGGTGATTGCATCTGATGGAGATTTAAAACAATTATTAGGATGGAAAGATAATTTGTGGATTAATATTCAAGTATCTGACATCAACGGAAAAGAAAAGATATTCTTGCCTGAAGGATATGAAGTTTATTTAAACAAATTAGTGTCGGAAGCTAATTCCGACCCATTCGATTTATCTAGGATGGATATTCCTTGGAGTGATACTTTGACTAATATGATCAAGAGCTGGGATAGCGAAGAAGTGAATCCTCATAAAGTATTATTCACTAAATTAATAAAAGGAGACAAAGGAGATAATATTGATTCTGTATACAAAAAAACATTAAAGACAGGAAAGACTCAAGGCATAGGAGATGCTGGAGCGGATAAGATATGGAAATTATATACAGATATGCATGGAGAAGTAGTCAGAGTCGATACTAAAAATGACCAGATGTATGATAGAATCGTAGATTGTATAGAGCTTAATGGCAAATATAATTTCATGGATGAAACGAAGCATTCTATAAAAGAAAAATTAATTCAAAATGCATCTTTGATAGAGTTGAATTATAGGCATTATCCTGCACACATACTAGAAAAAATAGTGGAAGAATTAGAAAAGGTTTACGAGAATGGATGATTTTTTAAACGATGCAATGTCCAATAGCTCAGACATTCAATCTACCATGACTAGAATCATGTGCTATGAGATAAGAGAAAGGCATAAAGAAGCAGTAGATTTTGTGGTGAACGAATATGTAGTAAAGAATTTGTCTTTCTATTTAAAGATAAAAAGATATGATTCTATTATGTATAATTTTGGACACAAATTTTTGTTAGGCATTTTAGAATTATTCGAAGAGGCAGAGAATTATGAAGAGTGCGAAGAGATAATTAAACATATTAAAGAGCACAATAAATTATTAGAGGAAAATATTCCCACATCATGGAAGAATCAATCCTAACAGAATATGTCAGAGCCGATTTAGAAAAAATCGGATTTATCACTTATGCCGAAGTCTGCGTAAAAGGCGGAGGAGATAAAAGACATCCATATTTTTTATATATAGAACATGAAAAGTATATTAAAAGAAGAATTTTTAATTAAATGCGAAAATAAATTCAAGAACAAATTTGATTATTCGTTTATAAAATATAAAGATTTTAGTATAACTAAAATAAAAATTAAATGTATTAAACATGATTATTTGTTTGAAACAACACCTAAAAGACATTTATTAAAAAATGGAGGATGTGCTAAATGTGCTAATAATTATTCATTAAATACTAAAGAATTTATAGAAAAATCTATTTCTATTCATGGAAATATTTATAATTATGAAAACACTCAATATGTTAATTCTTCTAAAAGAGTTAAAATAGTATGCAGAAAACACGATTTAGAATTTGAACAACTTCCACAAGGACATTTATCAGGAGGCTTAGGGTGTAAAAAATGCATAAAGGATCACAATATAAAATTTTTAATTAAAAGAAATGAAATATTAAAAAAAAGTAAAATACTTTTTACGAGTGATAAATACATATTGGATAATATAAATTATCAAAATGCGACAGATAAATTAGAAATAATATGTAAAAAACACGGAAATTTTAAAGTTACTCCTATTAGTATCATATATGGAGATGCTAAATGTAAAAGATGTGTATACGATGAAAAATTAAAAAATCTTTTATTGGAATATAATAAGAAACATAAATATAGATATGATTATTCATTAATTAAAAATTACAAAAATACCAAACAATTAGTTAAAATAATTTGTAATAAACATGGGATATTTTCACAAATTGCCGGTTTACATTTAAAAGGTGCAAATTGTCCTAAATGTTGCAATGAAATTAGAAATGATAATGTTAGATATACTAAAAAAGAATTTATTGAAAAATGTAAAAAAATTCATGAAGATTTATATGATTATTCTAAAGTCAAATATATAAATATAAGAACAAAAATTATAATAATATGTAAAAAACATGATTTAGAATTTAAACAAAATGCAGCAAGCCACATGAATGGCGGCGTATGTCCTAGATGCACAATAATCAGTAAAGGAGAAGGTATAATTGCTAATTATCTAAAAGAAAATGATATAGCATATTATATGGAACATTGTTTTATAAATTGTAGATATTTATTACCTTTAAGATTTGATTTTTATTTGCCTAAATTAAACACATGTATAGAATTTGACGGAATTCAACATTTTAAACCTAGAATCAGATTTGGAGGTATTGAAGGTTTTAAAATAGGAAAGATCAAAGATCAAATAAAAAATGAATATTGCAAAAATAATAATATTAAATTAATACGAATTCTATATTACGAAGATTATAAAAAAATATTAGATAAAGAATTAAAATGACAGAATCAGATTTTTCAGAATATATTAGAGCTGATTTAGAAAAAATTGGATTCACTACTTATGCTGAAGTTATGGATAAAAATAGTAGGCGTCGTGCTGACCTTGTAGCTAGAATAGAAAATGATCCTTTAGAAGAAAAATATGGCGAAGTAACAATATTCGAAGCTAAATTATCATTCAATCTAAAAGTTTTACAACAGGCATATTATTGGAAAACATATAAAAAAGCACATAGAACATATATTTTGGTACCTAGTTCTAATAAAAATTTGAATGACAGAAAATTTGGACGAGAATTGTGTAAACTTTTAGGAATAGGAGTAATGGAAGTCGATATTAATAAAAATAAATATTATGTTACAGTAAAGCCAGAATATAACCAATCTCCTAATTTAATAACTTTATATCCTGAGCAAAGAATGATAATAGCTTCTAATGCAGATAATGTGTACATGACTCCATTCAAGGTGACCGTGTTGAATATAAATGCATTCTTCAAAGAGAAACAATTTGCATATATTACCGACTTAATAAAGAACATCAAGCATCATTATAAATCTGATGTGGCTGCGGCAAAGGCTATCAAGATGTTAATAGATAAAAAAGTGATAAAAGGTTTCTATTTGGCCAAAAAAAATCATAAAATAGTAATAGGCAAAATGCTTGTTAATAAACAAGAAGAATTAGAAAAGGTAAAAGAAAGTGGACTTCAAGACATTCACAACGATAATATTCCAGAATAAAAAGGATTGGAGATTAATATCCGATGCAGATAAGGATGCAATATTCTTTATTTTTAATCGATATATGTCCAAAAATTATCCTAAGCAGGCAAATGCCTTCAATATAAAAGGAATAGATAAAGCTACGGCAATGGATGTTTGGTTTCAATTCTTAAAATCTCAAGTAAGAGTTCCTGGATGGTTTTGGAAAGGTCCAACTAAAAGGAAGGATCCAGGAATAAAAGGATGGCAAATTATTCAGGAATTTGATAACCAGGCAAAAGTAGAGGACATATATACACTGTGCGAGTTATTTCCTAAAGAAGTAAAAGCGGAAATTGCTCGACTAGAATCGATCAAAAAAGAACAGGAGGGATAAATATGCAAAAAGATTTTTGGGATTTAGATCAAAGTTTAATGGACAAAGAAAAGATCGCCCTTAAGGCGAAGGAACATTTTTCTGACGAATTCATAGAAAACTATTCTGAATGGAAAAAACGCATTCAGATAATGAATGACACAATAAAGGCGCATTTGCCTGATATACCGGAAGAGGAATTTAAACCTATGGAATTTGACGAGTTCTGTCAAAGCATATTAGGTGCAATAGACGGAATTATAAATAAATTCGGAAGATTTTATACTACTGATATTCCTCTTATGACCACGGAATTAGGCAACTCTTACGCCGAGAAACAATTAGAGGCATGGAATAAGAAAACATATTCTGTGGATGGCATTTTAAATGCAGTAAAAAAATTGCATGGGTCTAATTAATAATGTCTTCTACTTCTCCTTTCGCATTTGATGTCGATACATTAAACACTTTTGTTGCGGGCGATTTAGGCATAGCTGACAGCATCTTCGACGCGACTATAACTCCTGTAGCAAATGGAATAACAGATCCTAAAACTAAAGCTAATTTTATTTTATTATCTACCCCAAATAAAAATAGTGGCTTATGGGCAGTAGAAAAAACTTTCGTGTCTGGATCTTTAGAATTATTAAAACCTCACATCGAATTAGTGAGAACATGCCTAGAAATGTTTGGTCATTTGCAATACGTAGAGACATGCATCACAGGCGGATTAAATCCCATCAACGATCCTAATTCGTTCATAAATACGTATACTTCGAATCAGGCTCAAATGGCCACATTCAAGACAGGATACGAGCCATCTTCCACTCTGGCAGTTCCTAATCCTCCAAAACCTCCACAATTATTTTTAGGATATTTTACTAGAAGCAAAGATAATGGAGATGTTAGTCCTTCACAGCCTAGTTCGTCTTTGTTGACTAGCACAACATCTAATTCTTCAGACGGCAATAATCAATGGCCTCAGTATGTCACCGAATCAGATTATCAGGCAGATCAATTAAATTTATTGACTCCTAAAATATCGTTCTTAGACAGCGCAACACAGCAATTAATAATAACTGGAAGAGAAGATTCTTTGAGCGATGAATTCTCTGATATGGAAAGCCAAAATCAATTAGTTACAAACTTTCAATCTATCACTCCATCTAATATTGCGCATTACTATAGAATCGTGACATTGAATTATCAAGGATTCCAAGTAGATGTAGATCCTGAAGAAGATTACGATATAACTATAGTTAAAAAAACCAGCGGCACCGACGGCAGTCAAGGATATTTAGAAACATTCACTATCACTGCAACATTAAAACAAGGAGCTCAAGGTGGAACCACAGAAGGAAGTGGATTTCCTGATCCTTTATTGCCTGCTAACTTATTAAAAGCTTCCAAATACTATACCAAATATGCATTGCCTGTGATAGTAAATAAGTATGTTACTGTGCTGCATCTTTTCGATGTCGTCATTTCAGATCCTGTGAATTTTATAGGTCCTATAATAAAAGAAAAATTAATAGAGTTTTTCGAAATGTTTGATCCTACTTTAAATCCGATCTTAAATCCAGGCTTAAAGGCATTGCCATCTACAGATCCTAACAAGATAAAATATTTAAAATATTGGACATCTGATAATAAATTTGTCTTAGATGGAACTACATCAATTAATATAGGATTGATGGACATCACATTGATTATAAAAGATGGAGAAATTTCTTTTATAGAAGGCAAATTGCCTCCTCCAGTTTTGGC